TGTAAATTGGGTAAAGCAGCAATTTGGAAATACTGGTGCAATTGGTAAAACTGTAAAATATGTGTCAAGTTTTGCAAACAATACAGACCATGTGGCTATTGTAGAACTTGCGAATGGTGGGACATATAAGTCTATTTATGGAGATTTTACAGCTCAAGAGTATACAGTGGCAATAGCTGGACTTATTGCGGGTATGCCGTTAAACCGTAGTGCAGATAATTACACTATGAGTGATTTAAAATCTGTTGAAGACTATGAACCTAAACTTGGTAAATTTAGTTTATACAACGATGAAGAAGTGGTTAAAGTGAATTATGGAGTTAATTCTAAAATTACATTTGATAGCACTTGGAAAAAAGATACAAGAAAAATTAAAGTAGTTGAAGGTATGTGCTTTATTGCCGATGATATAAGAGATACTTTTAAAAATTATTGGCTTGGAAACTACATAAATGATTATGACAATAAAATGAATTTTTGCTCAAATATAACTAAAGTATATTTCAAAGAGATGTCACCAAATGTGTTAAACGGGGATTATGACAATAAAGTAGAAATTGATATTGAAGCACAGAAAAAAGTAATAATTACAGATGGGCTAGAAGTAAATAGTATGACGGATTTGGAAATTTTACAATATCCGACTGGCGATGATGTTTATTTAACTGGTGATGTAAGGTTTGTAGACACTATGGCTTCACTTAGTTTAGTAATGACAATGTAATAAAGGAGTTGATAAAATGTCGGAAAATATAAAAGGAAATAGAACAATAACAGGAGCTTATGGAGAGTTATGGCTTGATAATGAAAAAGTGTTGGAATTAAAATCTGTAGAAGCTAAAATTACAGCGGAAAGAAAAGATGTACAGTTGGGGATTTCTGTTGACAGTAAAATAACTGGACTGAAAGGTGAAGGAACTATAAAAGTTTTTAAAGTTTATACTCGTGGGAAAAAAATACTTGAAAATTGGGTAAAAGGAAAAGATGTGAGAAGTAGAATAGTCACATCTATAAAAGATCCTGATAGTTTACGTGGACAAGAAGAACGGGTGTCGATTGATAATGTTTGGTTAAATTCGATTGAACTTGCAAAATTTGAAAGAGGAGAAATTGTGGAAGAAGAAATTCCTTTCGGATTTACTCCTAGCGATGTTAGATATGAAAACGCAATAAGATAAGAAAAGGTAGGTATGGAATGAAAAATATAACAGTGGAAATGTTGTTGGAAAACAGCAAAAAAATAGAAAAAAAAGACACAGTAAAAGTTAAAGTTGAAGAATTGAATGGAGCTGTTTTAGAATTAGAAGTATTGAACAGAATGGAAATACTGGATATTTTATCCAGTAACAGTACAGACAAAGACAGTGAATTAATTTATACTGCAGGGAAAATATTTAAAGATGAAAAATTGATTACTGAATTGGGTTGTCAAATGAATCCAATTGAAGTTGTACCAAAAGTACTAAGCCAATCTACCGTAGTAAATATTTCGGAATTACTTATGAAGAAAGCTGGATGGAATGAAAAATTTACTGTTGAAGAAGTGGTTGAAGAAATAAAAAACTAATCAAGGGCGACTGGAAAGCAAAAACAGTCGCTCACTATTTAAATTGCGGACATAGTCTGCAAAGTCTAAGGGAATTAAGTAATTCGGAGTTGTTGTTTATGTTTTTTATGATTGGAGGTGGATTAGAGAATGAGTGAATATAAATTGAGTGCTTTACTTGAATTGAAAGATAAGTTTACTAATGTAGCACAAAAGGCTGGAAGTTCATTGGGAATATTGAAAGATAAAGTTGGTGGCATAGCTGGTAAAATAAAAAATTCTTTTAGTGGAGTTCAAGGAGCATTGGCAACTGTTGGAGTTGGTATAGGAGCAGGTACAGCAGTTAGTGTACTAAAATCTTCTGTTGAAGCCTACGCAAATTTGGAAGACCAAGTTAGAAGAAATAAGGCTATAATGGGGGCTACAGTACAACAAGAAAAGCAACTTATGCAACAAACAAGAGATTTGGGTAGATCAACTAAATTTACAGCTCAAGAAGTAGCAGAAGCACAAATGTATCAAGCTATGGCTGGTATGAAAACCAATGAAGTGTTAGAAATGACACCAAAACTTTTGAAAATGTCAATTGCGGCTGGAAGTGATTTTGCTCAAACTTCCGATATAGTCACAGATAACTTGACAGCTTTTGGTATGTCGTTAAAAGATTCTGATAGACTTATGGATGTAATGGTTGCAACAAGTAATAATGCAAATACCAATGTACAAATGTTAGGAGAGGCTTATAAATATGTTGCGGCAACTTCAAGAAATTTTGAAAGTTTTGAAGATGTAAATATCTTATTAGGGGTGCTTGCAGATAATGGAATTAAGTCTGGTCAAGCTGGGCGAAATTTAGCAGGAATTTATAGAAGATTGGCTAATCCATCAAAACAAGTGGGAAATGCTTTAAAAGACTTAAATATTCAACTTTATGACCAGCAAGGACATTTTAGAGGATTAAAAGCATTATCTGATGATTTAAAAATTGCTACGGCAGGTCTTACACAGGAAGAAAGAAATAGATATTTAACAATGATTGCTGGTGGAGAAGGTATGAAAATACTGGCTTCTATTATGGGGACAACAGAAGAAAACTATAACAAAGTTGCTAATGCTGTAAGAAATTCTAGTGGTGCAACGGATAAATTTGCTGATGATATGAGCAATACAACGGCTAACAAAATAGCACAATTTAAATCGGCGATAGATGATTTGAAAATATCGTTAGGAGAAGCATTCGCCCCAATAGCGACCAGGTGGATGGAAGACTTTATGAAAAGAGTTGAAGAATGGCAAAAAAGCGGGGCATTAGATCCTGAAAAATTAAAAGGGCAAGCTGAACAATTAACAAAAGGTGCAGAGATAGGAATGAGAGGAATTATAGGAGCCAAAGGTGCAATTTGGGGAGCTCAATTAGGAACAGCAATTGGTGGACCAGTAGGAACAGCAGTAGGTGCTGCAATTGGTGGTGCTATTGGATATTATTCGCCGGAAATAATAAAAGGTTTAATAGAACCGAAAGACCCAAAAAAAGAAAAAGAAAAACAAGAAGCTATAGCTAGAGCTTTTACTCCTGGAGCAAGTCAATTTGGTTATAATTCTAGCGATGGAAAGTTCCGTTATATGGGGTATTCTGATGTTAAAGTGCCTTCGATGGCAGAAGCACAAAAAGAAGAAGCATCGAGAATTGCAAGACAAAAAGAATATGACAGAAGGTCATATGAAGCTTTGCAGAAGGTTGTGCTTGATATAAATGCGGTCAAAGCAAGGATAGCACCACAGCAAAATTTAGCACTTACTCAGCAAGATAAGACAGCACAATTAACAAGTGCAATTTCACAACTTGTATCTAAACAACAAAATAATAATCCCTTGCAACCATTTGATCCGAGCGCTATAACTAATGCTATCAGTTCTGGATTAAGTCCATTAAATAGTTTGCCAAGTCTTTTGAATACTAGTTTGAGTACAATGCAACCGCCAATACCACAACCAGTATCAATAGAACAAGTTATAAATCATCAGGCTAATGCACAAATAGCAGCACAATTGTCAAATATAACAATAAATGATACAGCAAAAATTGAGAGTATAGCTAGACAGATAGCACAAAATGTTAGTCAAAATACATATAACACTATGATGTCAAATTTACAAGCTCAAATTCAAGCATCGCAATAATTAAGAAAGGAGTTTCAATATGAGATCAATATTTATGTTATTGCACGATACAGAACCGTTTATTTTTGTGATTCCACCGTCGGATTTCAAAATTACGAGCAGTCAAAACAGTGAAGTTGTAAAGATATTAGATGTTGGAGAAGTAGCATTAATAGGAGAAAAAAACATAAAAAAAGTCAATTTTTCTACATTTTTACCTGCTAAAAAATCTAAATTTTTTAATTTTTTACTAAATCCACATTCGCCAATGAGTGGTATAAAAAAATTGGAGAAATATAAAGATAATAAAGAAGTTTTAACTTTGGTAAGTGCTAATTATAGTATTTATTTTAAATGTTATATTGAACAGTTGGAATATGAAATAATAGAGAGAACAGGAGATATTGATATTACAATTGATTTGATAGAAGCTAGGAAACAGACAAGATTGATTGATGATGTTAATGAGCTTTATGAGCGATATACTGGGAAGACTTCGCCAATTAAAGAGTATCAACTGGAAGAGAGATTTGAAAATTTAAAGAGTGGATTAAAAAATAAAATAAAAGAAAAAATTGATAGCTTGATTAAAGTTTAAAAAGGAAGTTTGGAAATGTTAAAGATTGTGATTAATGATAAAGAACACATAAAAAAATTTGAACGAATTACTTGGAAGGGTGGAATAAATGGAACATCACGAACATTAGAAGTAAAATATTTAGATGATAATCAAATTGCTAATTTAGGAGATAAAGTGGAATTCTATGTTGATGCTGATAAATTATTTATTGGTAAAGTTTTTTCTGTTGAAGTTGTTGGAGATAGTAAAATTAGGACTTTTAATTGTTTTA